CCCACGTGTGGACAATCTTGTCCCACAGCATACGCACGTACTACACTGTTGACGGGCGGTACGAGGGGCAGTACGATTAGCCATGCCCCGATTACGAACCCTACGCCCCAAGCTGCTACAGCGTCCCGCCGCTCCAACCCACAACTGGAAGAGTGACGAAGTGCGCGGCACGCCAGCCGAACGTGGCTACGATCACGCATGGCGCAAGCTGCGGCTGGTAGTGCTGGCCGCAGCACACGGACTGTGCCAGTGTCCGGACTGTCAGGGCGGTTTGAAGAGGCTCATGCCCGCGAACCAAGTCCACCACAAAGTCGGGCGAACCGAAGCGTTGCGGATGGGCTGGACGCGGGAACAGATCGACGCATTAAGCAACCTCATGGCGATCAATTCGGAGTGCCATGAGAAAATTACAGGAGGACAACACAGTGGGTAAATTAATAAAGATGGCGCTGCGCTTTGTTGGATTTGCGTTCGCGCCACTAATGCTTTTTATCCCGCTCATCGCGGTTGACCTCACGGGGTGGGTGTTTAGCGACGACGATAGCGAATACGATTGGTGCATACCTGAGGGCGTCGCGCACCTGTGGAGGGCGTTCAAATGATTGGCAGCGTGGTAGTGCCATCACTGCATGGTCAAATCGGCATTGCGGTCATTCTGCCGGAGTGGGTGGTATGGTTGTGGTCTTGTGCTGTGGTTGCATTGGTTGCTGCGGCCATATGGCAGGCGTGGAAGGGGAGAAAATGATTAAGAAAGCGCAAGTGCTTGCGGCGAGAGATGCGCTTCGTGCGATGGGGGTGATAAAATGTCCGGCCCGATAAATTGGGAAGCGATCGGCAAGGCGTTTTGCGCCGACACGATGAGCAACGTCAAGCTGGCGAAGGCGCACTGCATCACCGAGGGCGCAATCCGTAAGAAGGCGAAAGAGCGTGGCTGGGTGCGCGGCCTGCCATACCCTGAGTTGCCCACATCTCTTCCGCCCGTGCCGAAGGCGCTGCTGCGTCGTGAGCCAACGCCGCGCCCTGCACCGGCACAGCCAACCCCCGCCGCCACGCTACCCCCCGTCCCCGCCACGGCGCTGCGCCACGAACCGACCACGCCTGCCACGGCGACCAACACGGAACTTACGGGCGACCTCATCCGCCGCATGCTGGACGAGTTGGATTGCGTGACCAGTCACATTGGAGAGCTGGAAGAGTTGATCGAGGCCGAGACGGCGGGCGATCAAGACGGGCGTCGACGTGCGGGCATGATGAAGGCGATCAGCTTGCCGACGCGCTCCAACACGTTACGGCTGTTGCTGGCGGCACAGGTCGAGGCCAACAAGAAGCCGGAGAAGGGTAAGAAGGCTACTCAGCAGGACGACGCCAACAAGGTTGTGGGTAGCAGTAAGTTCAGGCCGAGAGTCGTTGCGTGACAGATCGCACCACTTCCTGCCCGGATTGGGAAGAACGCATCATCGCGGGTGACACATTACTCCCATTTCCCACACTATTCCCCGACGAAGCGGCGTGGAGCCTCGATGTTTTCACGCAACTCAAGGTCGCGGACATCATCGGATGCCCGACAATCGGCGAGGTTTCGCGCCCGTGGCTGCTGGACTTTGCGGAAAAGGTGTTTGGCAGTCTGGACGACAACGGTGTTCGGCACATAACCGAGTATTTTCTGCTCATCAGCAAGAAGAACTCCAAGAGTACCCTCGCGGCAGGCATCATGCTCACGATGCTGATATGCAATCGGCGCGAGTCGGCGGAGTTCTTAGTGCTCAGCCCAACTAAGGAGGTCGCGGACAACTCGTTCAAGCCGATGCGGGACATGATCGCAAAAGACCCCGAATTAGCCACACTGTTCCAAGTTCAGCAGCACCTCCGCACCATCACGCACCGAACCACCAACGCCACGCTGCAAGTCGTTGCAGCAGACAGCGCGACGGTCGCGGGCAAGAAGGCGACAGGCGTTTTCGTGGACGAATTGCACGAATTCGGTATGAAGGCCGGGGCCAGCGATATGCTGCTGGAGGCCACGGGTGGTCTTACCTCACGCGAAGAGGGTTTTGTCATCTACGCGACGACACAATCTAACGCCCCGCCCGCAGGCGTGTTCCTTGAGAAGCTGCAATACGCGCGGGGAGTACGCGACGGGCGCATCCATGACCCGAAATTTCTGCCTCTCATCTACGAGTACCCCGAACGGATGCTCAAGGACAAGAGCTACCGAGATCCCGCGAACCTCTACGTCACCAATCCGAACCTCGGCGCGTCGGTCAGCGAGTCTCGCCTGATGCACCTGCGCAAGCAAGCGGAAGAAGCGGGCGAAGAGAAGATGCTGGAGTACCTGGCCAAGCACCAAAATGTCCAGATAGGTATGTCACTACGCTCCGACCGTTGGGCCGGGGCCGACTATTGGGAGCAATTCGCCGACAAGAGTATCACCCTGGACGCGCTTCTTGAGCGTTGCGAGGTCGTCGATGTGGGCATAGACGGCGGCGGATTGGACGATTTGCTCGGTTTTGCCGTAATTGGACGTGACAAAGTGACCGGAAAATGGTTACATTGGGGCAAAGCGTGGGCACATCCGAGTGTTTTGGAGCGCAGAAAGGCCGAAGCGCCTAGATTTCACGACTTTTCACGCGACGGCGACCTCGTGCTGGTCAAAGACATCGGCGACGACGTGATGGATGTGGTAGACGTCATCAAACGCATCCACGAAGCGGGCGTGCTGGACAAGATCGGCGTTGACCCATACGGCATCGGCGCGATACTCGACGCCCTGATGGAAGCCGACATACCAGAGGACATGGTGGTTGGCATATCGCAGGGTTGGAAGATGGCGGGGGCTATCAAGACGGCGGAACGGCGGCTCGCCGAGGGCAATCTGCTGCACGGTGGCTCGCCCATGATGGCGTGGTGCATCGGCAACGCCCGAATCGAGCCGAAGGGTAACGCGGTGAGCATCACCAAGCAAGCCTCGGGCTTTGCCAAGATCGACCCGCTGATGGCGCTGCTCAACGCTGTGTCGCTCATGGCGCTCAATCCCGCAGCTACAACCAGCGTGTATAACGAGCGAGGCGTGGTTGCGATATAGTTGACCCCTCCGTCAATTTCAGGCAGTATTCGGCTGCGTCCAACTTCGGGCGTAACGACTGAGGGGAATTAAAATGGCTTTTGTATCTATTTCGGACATCACGGGACACACTGGGCGCAAAGGGAACAAGCCCGCGAATGCTGCCGACGTTGTAGTTGCGGTGGACAAAGCGTCAAAGAAGGGGGAACCTACCAGATTCTCCTTGCGCGTGTCGATTTCACCGGACATCGCAAAGAAGGCTCGGCTCATCGCCGGGGATCGGGTCACGATATTGTTTGACCGAGACGCACCTACCCCGCAGGCACTGCTCAAACGGGTGGCATCGGGGGGTTGGATGTTGTCGGCATCCAGTAAGCACGTCGTCAAAGGCGGCGTGGCATCTCGACTCACTGCGCGGTTCACTTGGACTGTCGGCCTGCCGTCCCTCGCTGAACCGGAACAGTGCGATGCGGTCGTTACTGACGAGGGGGTGTTGTTTGACATTCCGGCGAGTGCGTCTTTCACCAAGAACATGCGCCTCGTCGGCCCCTAGTCGCTCGCGTCATGGCGAGGCATGGTTGCGAGATAACCAGACCCGTGCTATCTTGCCGCCCATGCGCAAGATTCTGTCCAAACTGACTGACCTTATAGACCTCCGCGACACCTTCGTGTTCGGGGGTCTCATCATGCTCGGCTACGGCATCGCGCAAGTCTACCCCCCCGCTGCATGGATCACTATCGGCGGCATCCTATTCTTGCTAGGTGTGCGCGGCTGATGGCTATTCTGCGCACTCTTGAGTCGCGTGCCACGGCTGGCGTAGTCGGCCCACCGCGCGACCCTGTTGTGGCGGAATGGCTCGGCATGGGTTCGCGCTCGGCCTCCGGCATGAACGTCACGGCGGACACCGCCATGCGCGTCACCGCCGTATTCCGCTGCGTCTCGCTGCGTTCCCAAACACTCGCATCGCTACCCCTCACTGTCGAGCGCAATCTGGCAGACGGTGGGCATGAGGTAGCGCGGCAACACGCCATGTTCAATACGCTGGCCTACCGACCGAATCGTTGGCAGACTAGCTTCGAGTGGCGCGAGATGATGGAGGCACACTTCTGCCTGCGCGGTCGATGCTACTCCGAGTTGGTCAGCACGGGCGGGCGTGGTGTGGCGGAACTTGTGCCGCTGCATCCTGACCGCGTGATACCGTTTCGCGCGCCGGACGGCAAGCTCGCATTCAAGTACACGCCGCTCGACGGCGCGGAGCGCATCATCCTGCAATCCGAGATGTTCTACCTGCACCTGATGAGCATGGACGGTGTTAATCCGATCAGCCCCATCGGTCTGCACCGTGAAGCAGTCGGGCTGGCGCTTGCCACCGAGGAACACGGTGCGCGACTGTTCGGCAACGGTGCGCGCCCAGGCGGCCTGCTCAAGATGGCAGGCTCCCTCAAAGACCAAGAAGCAGTCAAACGCCTGCGCGAATCGTGGAGCGAGGTGCATGGGGGAGTCAGCAACTCCAACAGAATCGCGGTGCTTGAGAATGGGCTGGAATGGCAGCAAGTCGGCATGACCAGCGAGGACGCGCAGTTTCTTGAGACGCGCAACCTGCAAATCTCCGAGATATGCCGCATCTTCGGCGTACCGCCGCACAAGGTCGGGGAACTGACGCGGTGTATGCCGGCGGACACACTGGTGTTCGCCGTGGGCGGGCCGAAGCGCATCGCAGATGTTGTAGTCGGAGATCAGGTGTGGAGTCCTACGCCTGACGGAATGGTGCTGCGCAAGGTCACGAACACGTGGAACAATGGTACGCGAGAGTTAATCGAAATACGCACAACCAACCGGACGGTGCGTTGCACTGAAAATCACAAACTGCTCGTTCGTCGAGAACTCCTGCGCGAACTGCAAAAAGGCGAGATCGGCGGGAAGAACATCGGCGGCAAAAAGATGCGCGTCGAATGGGAAAATCAATACGTTATGGCGGGGGAATTGCGTATCGGGGACACCCTCGTCACACTTGATAAACTGCCAGAAGAGGGTATCTCAGTTGCCCCGAATGGACGCGCTCTGACGCCCGGCTTTATGGAGTTTGCGGGGTTGCTGATGGCCGATGGGAATCTGACAAGAGAGAACGGGCGGCTTTCCGGCGTGCAGATCGCGCGGGGCGAGAACACTTCGTACATGGAGGCGTACCGCGAGACAATGGCTCGTGAGTTTAGAAAAGCTGACGGCGTTTCTGTTATTTTCTTCACAGAAAGCGTTAGGCAGACAAAATTCAAGTCCACTGTCGCCGCAAATGAACTGAACGAATTAGGGTTTTCTGGAACGGCGTTCACTAAACGCGTGCCTGGATGGGTTTTTGAGGTGCCGCGCGATTTGAGGCTCGCGTTCCTGCGCGGCTTCTTGGATGGCGACGGCACGGTTGATGGCAAGGGCCGCATTACGTTCTACTCGGCGAGCAAACCGCTGTTGGATGACGTACGCCACCTGTGCATGTCGTGCGGCGTGCCAGTCACCAATACCCGCGCGGATCGCAATAGCGGGAAAGCGTTTTGCCCGAAGAGCGGCGAATTCACACTGATGCACAGGTTCACTTGTAGCGATCCCGGCGCAAACTCAGAAATCGGGTCACACGATGACAGGTACATCGTTCGTTTCGCGTCCGGCAAGTCGTTTTGTAAGAAAGATCGCGCATACCCGCGCTTCGGCGGCACGAATTTCAACATGCCCGGCGCATCACTGGCTCGAATTTCATCGATAGCGCAAGTCGCAGCAGAACCCACTTTTGACATAGAGGTCGAAGAGTCGCATTGCTTTATAGCTGACGGGGTTGTTTCGCACAACTCGACAAATAATAACATCGAGCATCAGGGTATCGAGTGGGTCACTGACACCATCGGCCCGCAGGTTGTCCGCTGGGAACAAGCGATGCAACGTGACTTGTTCGGTGATCGCTACACGCACTCGGCAATGTTCGATATGGACGGCTTGATGCGCGGCGACAGTGATGCGCGGAGCAAGTTCTACGCCTCCGCGTCACAGAACGGCTGGATGAACCGCAACGAGATTCGTCGTCTGGAAGGCCGCAACGCCAGCACCGAGGGCGGGATGGATGACTACACCGTGCAGATGAACATGATTAAAATTGGCGACATGGGCAAGACTGACCCGAAGCCACTTGCGCCCGAACCGAAGCCATGATACGGTGCGCACATTAACAGGAGTCTGCTATGGACAAGGAAGAACGTCGAATTGTAGTAGGTGAGCTTCGCGCCGTTACTGGCGAGGGTGGCGCGCCGACAAAAATCTGCGGTCATGCCGCTAAATTCGACTCGCTTTCCGAGGACTTGGGCGGCTTCCGCGAGCGCATCGCGCCAGGCGCATTCGCCAAAACGATTCAATCCGGAGACGTTCGCGCGCTGTGGAACCACGACGCAAACATTGTGCTGGGCCGCAACAAGTCCGGCACGCTGCGCATGTCCGAGGACACGGCGGGACTGTACTACGAGTGCGATGCTCCCGACACGCAACTCGTGCGCGACATGGTGATGTCACCCATTGCGCGCGGTGACGTGAACCAGTGCAGCTTCGGCTTCCGCACCCTCTCTGACCGCTGGGACAAGGTGGACGGCGAGTGGCTGCGCACCTTGCTTGAAGTCGAACTGTTCGACGTATCCCCCGTAACTTATCCCGCCTACGCCTCAACAGACGTGGCGGTGCGCTCTTTGAAGCAACTGCAACAGACGGACGACTCGTGGCGCACGGGCCTGAGGGCTCGGCGCTTGGACTTGGCTATGTTGTGACAAATCTTGGCAATCCGCGCCACCCGGTAGCGGATGTCGTAAATGATGTTCTTTACCGGGCAAAACCAACGCCGTGAGGCAGTAGGGAAGGAAAAATTATGAGCAAGCTCAAAGAACTCCGCGATCAACGCGGCAAGCTGGTACACGACGCACGCGAACTGCTGAACAAGGCCGAAGCGGAAAAGCGCAGCCTGAACGAAGCCGAATCGCGTTCGTATGACGAACTGATGGGCAAGGTTGCCGACATCGGCGCAACCGTGGAGCGTGAAGAAAAGCTGGTGGAAGCCGAGCGTTCCGCCGCTGCTGATGTTGCACGCGGTATCGACAGCGCCACAGGCGAGGCGCGCGGCAAGTCTGTCGACCCCGAAGTTGAGCTGCGCACCAAGGCGTTCACCAAACTCATCATCTCCGGCGCTCGTTCGCTGAATGATGCGGAAGTACGCGCCCTGCAAGCCGACAGCGACACCGCTGGCGGCTTCGTGGTCGCCCCAGAGCAGTTCGTCGCGGGCCTGATTAAGAACATCGACGACATGGTGTTCATCCGCCAGCGCGCCACCAAGTTCTCCATCCCGACTGCGGCATCGTTGGGCGCGGCATCGCTGGCTGCTGATCCGGCTGACGCGGATTGGACGACCGAACTGGCGACCGGCAACGAGGACGGCGACATGTCTTTCGGCAAACGTGCGCTGAACCCGCACCCTGTAGCGAAACGCTTGAAGGTGTCCAACAAGTTCTTGCGCATGGCTGCTGGCGCAGAGGGTATCGTGCGTTCGCGCTTGGCTTACAAGTTTGGCATCACGCAGGAAAAAGCGTTTCTGACTGGCTCCGGTGTAAACCAGCCGCTCGGCCTGTTCACCGCCAGTGCTGACGGCGTTACCACCGCACGCGACGTATCGACCGGCAACACCGCAACCAGCGTCACCTTCGACGGCCTGATGGAAGCCAAGTACAGCCTCAAGGGTGGTTACTGGAACCGCGCTGACTGGATGTTCCATCGCGATGCGGTGAAGCAAATTGCCAAACTGAAAGACGGCGACGGTCAGTATATGTGGCGCGAGTCGGTACGTGCTGGCGAGCCTGACACCCTGCTGGGCCGTCCGATGATGATGTCCGAGTACGCACCCAACACCTTCACGACAGGTTTGTATGTCGGCATCTTGGGTGATTTCAGTAACTACTGGATCGCCGACGCGCTGGACTTCCAAATCCAAGTGCTCAAGGAACTGTATGCTGAGACCGACCAGACTGGCTTCATCGGTCGTTTGGCCTGCGACGGCATGCCGACGTTGGCTGAGGCTTTCTCGCGCGTCAAGCTGGGCTAATCGTGACGGGGCGGCGTGAGTCGCCCCATCTTCAAGGAGAATGAAATGAATCTGAGCAAAGACATCAAAATCACCGTAGTCGAGGCCGCTGCCGCTGCCGCACAAACCGAACTGGTTACCGACGTGCTGGATATGTCCGGCTACGAAGGGGTCATGTTCATCGCGCTGACCGGCGACGTAACAACCGCCAGCGTGCTGACACTGACCGTGAAGGGCAACAGCGCCAACAGCGTGTCCAGCCCAACACCCGTGACGCAAAAGGCCACTGATGCGTTCACTGCCGACGGCACCTCAGCGGACAGCAAAGTCCTCATGGTGGACGTGTACAAGCCCGCGCTGCAATATGTGTTTGGCAGCCTGACCCGCACCACTGCTGACGCGATTGTTGGCGGCATCATCGCCATCCAGTACAACGCGCGCACCAAGCCGACCACGCAAGCCGCGTCGGTCATCGCTTCCGCGTTCGGTCTGGGCGTAGCAGCGTAACAAATCGGCGGGGGCTTCGGCTCCCGCTCCAAATTTAGGAGATCAGCATGTCTGACGCAAGCTATCAACCAAAAGTTTACACCAAGCAGGGCGGCGATGAGAAAGTCATCAAGCCCGGTGGCTATATGCGCAACCAGGGCTACGACCTGAGTACACAACCCGCGCCGACCGTCAAGACCGTTGCCAACACGCTGACCATCGCCGAGTTGCTGACCAAGATCATCAACGCGACGCCGACAGCCACAGGCTCCACTGCCGCGTACACGCTGCCCACGGGCGCACTGGTCGACGCGGGCCTGACGCTGGAAGTGGACGACAGCTTTGATTGGTGTCTCATCAACAACGCGCTGGCTGCTGCCGACACGATCACCGTGACCGCCGCGACAGGTCACACCATCGTCGGCAACGCCGTGGTGCAATCCCTGCACGCCAGCACGGGCGCAACGATGGGTTACTCTTCGTTGTGGCGTACTAGAAAAACGGCTGCTGATACTTTTGTAACTTACCGCATCGCATAAGCCATGAGCTACGTGCAACGAGTCGCCGTGACTGTGACCACGGCAGCAGACGGTTCGGCCACGGCGTACTCGGAAGTGCTGACGGGCAGGTTGTCGCAGGTTCGCTACGTCAAGACTGACTTTGCGGACAATTCAACCTTCGCCATCACTGCCGAAGCCACTGGCGAGACGTTGTGGGGCGAGTCGAACGTCAACGCAAGCGCCACACGCGCCCCGCGCCAAGCCACGCATAGCACGGCAGGCGCAGCATCCCTGTACGCCGCCGCTGGCGCTGCCGTAAACGACAAGATCGCGCTGGCGAACGACCGCATTAAAATTGCGATCACGTCTGGGGGCGATACAAAGACTGGGGTGTTCCACTTTGTACTGGATTAAGCCATGACCATCATCCTCAAAACCACAATGTGTGGCCCGCACGGTTCGTTCCAAGCGGGCCAGCGCGTTGACCTCGATGCAAAGACCGAGCGTGACTTGGTGATGGGCGGCTACGCGACAGATGTGTCGCCGCGCCAAACCATCACACTGCCGGAGCGTGCGGTCGTCGCGCCTGCTGTTGAACAGGCCGTAGCGCCGCAGCAGCCCAACCCAGTCGCACCGACTCGCCCTGAAACCCGCACGCCGCGCCGAGGCCGGTAATGGGCCAACTCACCGTCGTCACGCCACCCGCGACTGAACCCGTCACGCTATCCGAGGTGATGGCGCATTGCCGCCTGGACGAGACAAATCAGGAACCCGCCCCGTCAGCCGTAACCGCCGCGCTCGCATCGCCTGCCGCAGCGGGCAATGTGGACAACGGCGCGCATCGTTGGGCGGTGGTATTCCGCACGGCTGACGGTGCAACACAACTTGGCGTCGTGTCCAGTGCCGTCACCGTGGCGGATAAGACCATCAACGGGCAAGTGACGTTGACCAGCATCCCGCTCGGCGGTTCGTCGGTCACGGCGCGCGACCTGTACCGCACTGCCGCAGGCGGCTCGACCTACCTGTTGCTGGCGACTATCGCCGACAACACCACGACGACCTACACCGACAACATCGCCGACGCATCGCTCGGTGCTGGCGCTCCGACGACCAACACGACTGGTGATCCGTTGCTAAACATCCTCATCCAAGCGGCACGCCAGCACGCCGAGACAACGCTGCGCCGCTACATCGTGACACAAACGCTCGACCTGCACCTGGACGCGTTCCCGTGCTGGACGATAAAGCTGCCACCGCTGCAATCTGTGGCCAGCATCACCTACGTGGATAGCGACGGCGTAGAGCAGACGCTTGCCGCTGACCAGTACCTTGTGGACACTACGACCGAACCTGCACGCATCACGCCCGCCTACGGCCTCGTGTGGCCGGTGACACAGTGGCGCGCCAACGCCGTCAAGGTTCGCTTCGTCGCGGGTTACACAACCGTGCCTAGCTGCATCAAGAACTGGATGCTGATACGCATCAAGACGCTGTGGGATGGGCGCGACCAACTGGTCAAACAACTCGGTATGCCCGTGTTCGAGCCTGTGCTCATCGACTCACTGCTCGACCCCGAGCGCGTAAGGAGCTATACATGACGATCAAATGGACGCCCGACGGCATCTGGCAAGGCGAGACGGTCGCTATTCTAGGCGCTGGCCCAGACATGACCGAAGAGTTGGCGCTGACTGCCAAAGGTTTCAAGACCATCGCGGTCAATCGCGCCGTCAAGTTCGCGCCGTGGGCGGATATGTTCGTGGCACTCGACCCCCACCATCCGTTTTGGGAAGAGAAGGACAACGTGGGTTTCGCCGGCATTTGCGTGTGTGGTGTGGAGACGAATGCGTACCCTGATGCCAAATACGCGGGCATGTTCTACGAGCGCGTCGGCAACGGCGGCTTGGAGATTCGCAACAACGCACTGGCTGCGTTCCGTATCGCCATGCGCTCCGGCGCAAAGCGCATCAAGCTGTTGGGCTTCGATACGTCCCGATATGAAGAAGTCCACGCTCACACCAGCTTCCGTGGGCTGACGGAAGGTTTGAAGCAGATGGTCGCCGAGGCGCGCGCCGCAGGCATTGATGTCGAGCAGATTGACTCGCCAGTGCAGCACCCAGGCACACGCGCACCGCGACGTGGCGAACAGATCGACCCCGCCACATTCCCGCAAGTGAAGCGCCGGAGATGATACAAGTCGCCAACATGGACACGCGGGTGCGCATCGAGGCGCGCAGTGTGACCCAAGACCCCACTTACGGCACAGACGTTGTGACGTGGGTTCCCGTGGCGACGGTGTGGGCGGAAGTGTTCGACGTATTGCCCGCCCGTGCGCAAGCCGAGCAAGTGCGTAGCGGTGTGCAAGTCGCCACGTTGCGCTCAAGGCTACGGATGCGCTATCGCACCGACATTGACGCGTCTATGCGTGTGCTCATCGGCGGCGAGGCGTATCAAATCGTGGGCGGGCCAGCCGAGATTGGGCGGCACGAATATATGGAACTGCTGATTGAGGCGTACAGCACACAATGACCGCCGACACCATACACGTCAAGGGTCTCAGCGACCTCGCCAAAGCACTCTCCACACTCGGTGTGAAATTGGAGAAAAACATCATGCGCGGCGCACTCCGCGCAGGCGGCAACGTGATGCGTGACGATGCGCGCAAGAACGCCGCACGTGCCACGGGTGCGCTCGCCAAAGGCGTCAAGGTATCCACCAGCGCCAAGCGCGGCACGGTCTATGCCAAAGTACGCACCACCGGCAAACACAGCTACGTCGCGCACATGATCGAGTTTGGCACAGCGCCACATCGCATCAATGCGCGCAACGGTGGCACAATTTACATCAACGGTCGTCCAGTCGGTAGCGGTGTTGACCACCCAGGCTCCCGCGCCATGCCGTTCATGCGTCCCGCGCTGGACGGTCAAGCCACAGCCTCGGTCAACGCAACGGCGGCATATATCCGCAAGCGCCTGACTGCCGAGGGCATCAACGTGCCGGATGCAGGAGATGAGCCGTGAGACTAATAACGGACGAAGCTGGGGTCACGCACGAACTGGTAGACTGTGAGATTCTGCGCGACTTTGCAATGCTGCGCAAAGGCGAGGTGTTGACGCAGACGCGCGACCATGCCGAAAAAAATCTAGTGCCGGACGGGTGGGTGCGGATACTTGGGGACGAGTCGTGAGTGGTGTCGCCATAATTCGTTTCAAGTTGGCCAACGCTGCGGGCGTGACGGCACTCGTGCCCGCCACACGCACCCAAGCCGGGACGATGCCAGAGAACACGGCGCTGCCGTTCATCTCGGTCACACAGATAAGCAGCACACCGCTCAACCAAGTGTCGCAGACCAGCGGCCTGCGTATGGATCGTGTTCAAGTCACGGTCGAAGCGACAAGCTACCCGCTGGTGCGCCAGATACTTGCGGCGGTACGCGCGGCGCTGCCCTACACACGCGCCACGGTCAACAGTATCGCGTGCGACAGCATCACACCAGATGTCGAGGGGCCGGACGGCTTCGACGGCGTGCTGATGAGCTATTTCCAGTCCCAAGACTACATCGTGGGCTGGACAGAGTAGTAGATGCGTGGTATTTTGCGCGACGTAGAGTAGTATCTTTTAACCCGCTCATGCCGTGAGGCAGTGGCAACCCCGCAGAACATCGCGGGTTCCCTTTGATGGAGGCACACATGGCCGCTCGTACCGTAGTCGGAACTATCTCTGGCGCAACGCTGGCAATCAGCGCATCGCTCCCCGCAACTTATGACGCAGCCGGTTACGGCGCTACGTCCATCACCTACACCACCATCGGCGAAGTTGAGAACTTCGGCAATCACGGCGTCACTGCCACGATCACCGAGTTCGTGCCCATCGCCACCGCAGTTGTGGCGAAGATGAAGGGTAGCAAGAACTACGGCACGATGTCGATGACATTGGGCAGCATCCCAACCGATTCAGGTCAGGCCATCATCACCACCGCCTCCGAGTCCACCGCCCACTACAGCGCCAAGCTGACCTACCCAGACAACGAGATTCACTATCTCGACGTGCTGGTGGCGAAGGACGAGTATCAAGACGGCTCGGTCAATGACGCGATGAAGCGTTCCGTTGACTTCGCCATCTGCCGCGCCCCTGTGATCGTCGCAGCGGCTTAACCGAGCACCGACCGGAGCGTGTCGCCTTCGCAGGCGCACGTCTCTGGCACGGGCAGTACCGACAAGGGGTTGGTCCCGTATCCGCGCATCCAGAGGCGGCAAATACTGTGAACCCTGCGTCACCCTAACTAGCTAACTTGCGAAGGAGTTTCAAATGTCTGACATCCGTAAATTTGCTGTTGAAGCAACCGGCCAACTGCACCTGCGTGACGCGAACGATGAACTGATGCACGCGGACGGTAAGCCGATGGTGGTCAACCTGTACGGCCCCGGCTCGAAGCAATACGCCAAGGCCCAAGCCGCACAACAGAACCGCATGATCGACAAGTTGAAGCGCAAGGGCAAGACGGAGCAATCCGCCGAGTCCAAAGCTGCCGAAGCTGCCGAGTTTTTGTCCGACTGCACTGCCAGCTTCGAGAACGTCGATTATGACGGTTTGACTGGCGGCGAACTGGCGAAGGTGATTTACTCCGACGTGACCATCGGCTTCATCGCCGACCAAGTTGCGAAGCACCTGGGCGACTGGAGTAATTTTACCAAGCCCTCTACGACGAACTTGTAACATACGTCAGGCATCTGGCGTGGCTCAACGTCACGCCAGACAAGCGAGAGGGCGACACCAGCAAGCGTGCGAACAAGTCGCGTCGTGACACATACGGCTCGGACGTAACGATGCCGGAATGCGACGCACTGCATATCGTGTCGTATCTGATCGAGATGGGCGTGTCGCAGGGGGAGCACCCGCTGACGTGGCAAGAGATTGAAAGCTGGCAACGGCAGAGTGGTGTGGAACTTCAACCGTGGGAGATACGTTTCGTGAAGCGACTGTCGGAAGCATACTTGAGCGAGTCCCACGCTGCCCGCGACCCAGATGCGGAAGCGCCGTGGTCTGACGCGCCCTACGTTGTACCGACTCCGAACATGGTGGCAATGCGCATGAAGGCAATGATGCGCGGATTGGCGAGTACCTAATGCGCGTCGGCACGCTTGAGATACAGATTATGGCCGGTCTTGCGCGCATCAGCCAAGACATGAAGCAAGCCGAGCGCATCGTGAGCAGTTCCATGTCGCAAGTGGAGCGTTCCGTTGCGGGCGCGAAGCGTGCGATGCAATCTCTCGGTGTCGGCGTTCCTGCTGCGCTCATCGTTGACCAAGTGCGCCGCATCACCGACGCATACACTAAACTCGACGCACAACTCCAACTGTCCACCAAGAGCCAAGCGCAGTACGCGCAAGGTATGGCGGACATTCGCCGCATCTCCACCGTCGCGCAAACCGACATCACCGCCACCTCCATGCTCTACACGCGCTTGATGAACGTGATGGACGGGACGGGCGTGTCGCAGGCCAAACTCGCCACTGTCACCGAGACGGTCAGCTACGGCCTCAAGGCGTACGGCGCGACAGCACAAGAGGCTGCGAGCGCGTCACTTCAACTGTCACAAGCGATGGGTGCGAACCGGCTGGGCGGCGAAGAGTTCCGCGCCGTCATGGAGGCCATGCCCAACGTAATGAAGGTGCTGGCGACCAGCATGGGCGTGCCGTTGGGCGAACTGCGCGCGCTCTCCATTGCTGGCAAGATTACCGCCGCTGAGATGGTCAAAGCGTTCGGCGATCCCGCCATCGCAGAAGAGTTCCGTAAGCTGGCAATGAACGCGCAGACCATTACTGGCGCGTGGACAGTTGCGCGCAATGAGTTGATGTTGCTGGTCGGCGAGTTTATGAAGGGTAGCGGGGCAACGGGCGGCATCATCACGGCGTTCAATGCCCTGGCGGGGGTTATCCGTATCACGGCTCAATACCTCGACCAGATCATTGCGGCGTTCACCATATGGGCGGCGGTGAGCGCGGTAAATTTCATCACCGCAATGACGCACGCTATTGTTGTGACAAGGGCTCATGCAGAGGCGTTGCTGATAAACGCTGCCGGGAACAAAGCACATGCGGAAGTCGTTGCGGCGACATCCGCCGCCGAGACGGAGGCTATCGCAGTCGCTACGGCGGCGAAGAAGGCGCAGGCTGTGATGGCGAAGCAAGCTGCTGCTGAAATAACGCTCGCGGCAAATGCCGAAGCTGCGGCGGTCACTGCGGCGTCCGCCGTAATCAAGACTGCGGCTGCGGAGAGTGCTCTGGCGGTTAAGGTCGAGAAAGAGGCTATTGTTGCGGCTAGTCGGCTGGCTACTGCGGAGGCCGTGGCCGCGTCCGAAAGAACCTCCGCTACTAAGCTGGCTGCTGCCGAGGCAAGTGTCGCGGCTACGCAGATGGAATTGGCGGCGACCCGTGAGATGATATTGCTTGCGAGAGAACAGGAATTGTCCAAACTCGCGGCAGCAAACAGTAGCGTCAAGGCCGCTGAGCTTTTCGTCGCAGGCGCGCGCGCGTCTGGCGCCGGTTTGCATTTTCAAACGATGGCAGAACGCGAACTTATCACCGCGATACAAGCGCGCAGTGCGGCAATGGCGGAACTCGCAATGCTGGGTACGCAGCAGGCTCGCGTGGACTTGGCGCAGGCTGCGGCCTCATCTCGGCGCTCGGCGTTGCAGATCGAGGCAGCTTGGGCGGAAGCGCACGCAATGAATGCGGCATTTAACACGCGCACCGCTCAAGTTGCCGCAGGTGAGTCGCAGCGCACCGCAATTATGGCGGCGGCGCACACCGAACGCCTCGCGCTTGCGGAGGCGGCAGTGGCGCGCGAAGCGGTTTTGAATAAGGCACGCATCGCGCAGTCCGAGCAGTTCATCGCGGCAAAGTGGGTTGAGGCGCACGCGGTGAATGCTGCAATGAATAAAGAGATTGCGGCAACTGTGGCGGCAACTGCTGCGGAAAAGGCGCGTAACGCAGCCACCCTGACCGGGCTGGGAAAAATTGCTGGGTTTGTCAAAGGCGCGGCTGGTAAAGCCGGATGGATAGGCATGGCGCTGTTCGGCGCATGGTCGGTTTACGACTTCCTGAACGGGATGCAGCAGGTGGCCGACGGTGCTGACAAACTGAGCAACCAACTCAAAGAGATGACGCTACAAGAAGCGCAACTTGCCCGGCAGAAGGAACTCATCCATCAGATCGGCTTGCGCAACAGCGTATTGTCCAAGTTCAACGAGGCCGAGATACGCGCCTCGCAAGACAGGATGCGCGAGTATGACAAGCAGATAGCCAAGATGGTTGAACTCGCCAATGCGAAGCAGGTTGTTGCGGACGTGCCGAGCGGGTTTACGCATGACCAGATGGTGATATTGGAACGATACAACGACTTGTTGGATCAGAAGAACAAGCTAAAGCTGACCGAGGGCGAGTTCGAGAAGAAAGTCCATGAGTTGTACTTGGGCAGCACCAAAGCCATCGACAAGAAGAACAAAGCTATCGACGACCACATCGTAAAACTGCGCGAAGAGGCCGACACCTACGGTATGACCGCCGAGGCCATCGCGCAGTATGAGTCGGCGCGGCTCGGGGGCAATGTCATCCAGCAAGAGCAAGCTGCGGCGGAAGCGCGTCACGTTGAAGAGTTGAAGAAAATCGAGAAGTATTTGAAGGAAGGCGAGGAATTGAAGAAGCGTAGCGACGACCGCAAGCGCGACTACGAGGCCGAGGACATCGCCAAACGCCAAAAAGAACACCAAGACTTCTGGGACTCCATCGACAAGACCGCACACGACACATTCGTATCAATCCTTGACGGCGGCAAAGACGCGGCGACACGCCTGCGCGACACCTTCAAAAATATCTTCTTCGACTGGTTGTACCAGATGACCATGAAGAAGTGGGTCGTCAATTTGAGCGGGACGGTCAGCATGGGTGGCGCAGGCGGCGCGATGGCGGGCGGCATGGGTGGCGCAGGCGGCGCGATGGCGGAGGGCATGGGTGGCGCGGCAATGGGCGGCTCACTCGGCGTAGCAGGTTCGGCGCTATCGGTCGGCCTGAGTGCCGGCACGGGCGCGAGTGCGTCATATGCTGGCGCGGCGTTGAGCACGGGGAGCTACGCTTCCGCCATAGGTTTCAGTGCGGCGGCAGCAGTGCCGTATTTGGCGGCGGCGCTACTTATCGCCAAATACGGCTTCGGCATGGGCAACTCCGCAGAAAAAGTTGGCGCGCAGCGTTTGTCAGGATCGGTGTCATCTAGCGGCGTTGACGCACGGCTAGAGCAGGATTGGCAGAAAAAGGGTGGGTGGTTTACATTCGACAAGAATTGGAAAGAGTACACCGCCATGTCAGAGGCCCTGCGCAAACGCATCGCATCCGACGCAGAGAGCGTTCGGCAAGTGTTCATCGCCTACGGCAAGGCGGTCGGGGATACGACTGTCCCGATGAAGTATTTTAACGCCGATGTGAACGACCTCGCCAACGGCATCGGCTCACAACTTGTCCCCGCCCTCGAAGAGTTCCGTCTGGAAGGCGAGACGCTGGTGGATACGGCGCAGCGCATGACCGCGCAGATCGAGGCAGCGAACGCATACGTCAAGTCGCTGGAGGATGTGGCGATTGCGCAGTTCAAGTCGGCGGTGGACGCCAAGAACGCCCTGCGCGCTACTGCCGCGAGCATTCGAGAGTTCGCTGCGGGCTTGACAGCCGCCACGCCTGGCAGCTTGCAGGCGGCGTTCTTGAAACTCAGCGCACTCGCCGCCCAAGGTGACACTGCCGCACAAGGCAAGTTGCAAGGCGCGGCAACGAACTACTTGGCCCAAGCCAAGACGGGCGCAGGTTCGGCGCTCGACTACGCGCGCATCGTGGGGCAGGTGCAGGCCGAACTGAACGCCACGGCCAACGCGCTTGATGCCACGGCCACCGACGCGGAGTTGCAGTTGACCGAGTTGCAGGTTGCGAACGAGTATTTGCGCGCCATCAGCGTCGGCATCCAGTCGGGCAATATCGCTACGGAAGTCACGAACGCAGCATTGGCCGACGGCATCATCACCTACAACGAAGCCAACGACATAGACCGCGCCATCGCCGCGAGTGTGGAGCTTGGGACGATGACGGCGGAGGCCGGAGTTGCCATCAATGAAATGATGCGCGCCGCGATGTTGGACGGTAACGCCACGGCAGACGAGTCTCGCGCCATAACCGACGCGCTTGCTCAGTCCACCATTGACGGGTCGGGCGGCAACGCTGCCGTCAGCGCGATCAAATCGCTTGAGACGGTCATGGCGCTTCTTACCGCCAGCACGCAGCAAGCCGCCAACGTCGCAGCATTGAAGAACATGGTGGGCGCGGACTTCGTGCAAGCGAACCTGACGCTCGACAATGCTGCGGGGACGGCGACGTACCAGCAGGATCGGTACACGCAGTTGGTTGCGTCGGCGGGCGGCGACCTCAGCACGGTGGTGGATACCGCGCTGCAAAAAGCGGACGCGGCGGCACGTAAGCAATACCTAGACGACCACCCGCGTGAGCAGTACCTAGATATGTACAAAGACGTTGCGAACGACCCAACCTACGGCTCGCGCCCGTGGGATCACTGGCGCGCTTACGGATGGCGCGAGGGGCGCAAGTGGCACGGTAAGACTTACGACCAAGCGCCAGAGTACCCGCTAGCGGCTATTAGGATGCGGGAGTTCGCTATCGGAACGAACTACATCCCTCACGACATGGTAGCGAAAGTCCACGCTGGCGAAGAGATCAAACCCGCCCCCTACGTCGATATGGAGCGTGCGGAGCGTACCGAGAGCACCCGCTCTATGCGCAGCATGGTGGCAGAGTTGACCGGCTTGCGCAGCGAAGTAGCGCAACTGCGCGCCGAGGCCCAGTCGGAGCGTGTGGCGCTGGTCGGCACATCGCAGCGCACGGAACGCATCCTCGACAAGTGGGATCACATCGGTATGCCCGAGGTACAGACAGCATGAGTGACGTAAGGACATCGCTGCGCAAGTTCGCCGGGACGGGAGAACAATACGTGCGACTGGACGGCGTGGGCGTTGACTACGCGCTGTCCGTCGCACGGGGCGACATCTCCGGGGCCGAACCATTCGGCGCATACGGCGAACGCACAACAACCGGAGCCGAGGTGAACATCCTATGGCCGGACGGGGCCTACGCACTTCCGCCAGCGGCGGGCGTTCAAATATCTCTGGTAAGCACGTCGGCGAGCGATGCCGCCGCTGGTACGGGTGTTCGCACACTGGATATGCACTACCTTGACACAGACTTGGCGCGGCGGGTCGAGTCGATGACATTGAACGGCACAACGCCAGTTCTGTCTGTCGCCACAAACGTCAGATTCATCGAGTGCCTGCACATGGTCACCTACGGCTCAGGCAAGGCGGCGGACGGAACAATATCGGCGTCCACGGGAGGTCAGGTGTATTCGCAGATCGTCACAGGCGCAGTACGGTGCGCGTCCAGCGTGCGCATGGTCCCCGCAGGGAAGCGCGCGATGGTAACATCCATGTACGGCGGCTCTGTGAGTGGTTCAGCAGCAGCGGGGGCAAAAGTGTATCTCACGAGTTGCCATTTTGGCGGACACGACTACACCGCAGACAGCATATTCTTCCCAGTGGGGGCTGCCGCATTTCAAGACGGGTCGGCGGGTCTGCAATTTGACCCCCCGCTGGTGTTTGAAGAAGGCGCGACTATGGCGCTGTCATTCAGCACAGATAAGGCTGCGACAATTGTCGGGTCGTGGTTTGGGTACTTGGAGAACGCAGCATGAGCGCCAGCATCTTCAAAATAATCCGCCCGTTCCAGGTGAGCGATGTGTCGCTGGTGTCGAGCACGGTGAGCGCGACCGACCCGCTGGCTTCCGGTGCGTACAATCCGGCCACGACCTACGCGGCGGGGGCGCTTGTGCAAGTGGACAGCCCGACGTTCGCCTTCACGGCCTCGGGTTACACCTTCACGGCAGCCGCACACGGTTTTGCCGCAGGTACGTTGCTCAAGGTGTCCACCTCCGGCACGCTCCCCGCCGGATTGACCGCCGACACCGATTACTACATGGTGAGCGTGGCGACCGACACGTTCCGCTTGTCACTCACCAAAGGCGGCGTGCCAATACCGACCACCTCGGCTGGGGCTGGCACGCACACGGCGACCGTGACGAGTCACCTAGTCTACGAGTCGTTGCAAGCGTCAAACACGGGCAACACGCCGCACACTTCTCCGCTATGGTGGGTTGAGACGGGCGCAACGAACCGATGGAAGTGCCTCGACTTGCAGACGGCTTCGCAGACCTATGACGCGGATACGATGACCTACATCATCCAAACGAAGGGGCGCGTCGATTCGGCCTACTTGGGCAACGTCTCGGCTACGGAGGTAATCATCACGGCGCGGGAGTCGGGCGGCGGGGCTATCGTTTACGGCCCATCCACCTACTCCTTGCAGGCCAGCGTGTCGGTGTCGAGTTACTGGTCGTGGTTTTATGAGCCGATCCGCCTGGATTCGGAGTTTGTGGACATCGACTTCCCGCCGTACCTAAATTTGGAGCTCGAGATCACACTGAACAACACGGGCGGCGTGGTACAGGTGGGAACAGTGCTGGTCGGGTTGTCTAAGTCGTTCGGCACAACAATGAACGGCGCGACATTCTCCATCAATGACTACAGCGTCAAGTCTGCGGACGACTTCGGCAATATCTCCTTCACTGAACGCGCCTACGCCAAGCGCGGCAATTTTCAAGTCGTGCTCGACAACTCGGCGGTAGACGGGGTTGGTTACGAACTGGCGAAGTACCGCGCGACACCCATTGTTTACGTGGCCTCCACCGCGTACAATTCCGCCATTTTCTACGGGAAGTACAACAGCTTCTCCACACTCGTTGCCTACGACTCATACTCGATATGCAGCATTGAAATCGAAGGGCTGACATGACGATACCTGTACTCCCGACACCCGCGCCATCGCGCACCCAGTCCCAAGACGTGTTCGAGGCGGCGGTCGATGCGTTCGTTGCGGCATTGCCCGACACCGTTGACGCCATCAATACGACGGTCGGAGAGATGAGCGCCATCGCCGCATCTGCGGCATTGGGGACGACCGCGACGAGCACGACGAGCCGCACGATAGGTACGGGCGCTAAGACATTCACGACGCAATCCGGCAAGGGATTCGTTGCAGGCCAATATGTCATTGCGGCAAGTATCGCTGCGCCCGGAACGAACTACATGGTCGGCACGGTGACCAGCTACTCGGGGTCAACGCTGGAGGTTGAAGTCACCTATGTCGGCGGGAGCGGCACGCTGAACGACTGGTCGATAAGCGTGTCGGCATTGCTCACGCTCGCCAGCAACCTCACAGTCTCCACATCCTCCGGCGATGCCATAACCATCAACAACACCGGAACGGGTAACTGTCTGGTGGTCAATGACGTTGCAGGTGATACGACGCCGACCGTGATTGACGCGGCAGGCCGCATCATCAACGGACATACAACCCCGATTGCTGGCGCAGGAACCATACAACGCAATGTCCAGAACATCGGAATATCCGGCGCTGCTGGCATAACAAACGCAGTATTCAATTCCACGACAACTGCAAATAGTCAGCTTGAGTTCGCTAAATCAGCCAGCGACACATTAGGCGCACACACAGTAGTGTCTGACGGCGAGGCGCTTGGCGAGGTGCGGTGGTCTGGCTCTGACGGAACGGCATTCATCCGCGCAGCATCCATCACTGCGCAAGTTGACGGCACGCCTGGCACTAGCAACATGCCCGGTCGGTTGATATTCAGCACAACGGCAGCTGGTGGAACAGCGCCTACAGAAGCCCTCCGTATCGACTCGTCGCAACGCACGCTGATGAAAGCCGCACACGCCGTAGCGCCGCTGTTTACCAATCCAGCAACAGGCACTACCGTCACCCTCACCAACACCGTGAGCCATTGGCAGAAGGTAGGCGCGTCGACTATTGCTGCGCTCACTATAAACCTACCCGCAAATCCTGTGGATGGTCAAATCTCGTCCGGTGGCTCACGCGCCGCCATCACCACGCTTACAGTAGGCTCTGCCGGAACAGCTACTGTCGTCGGTGCGCCGACCACCCTTGCCGCCAGCGGTTACTACGAGATGATTTACGAAGCTTCTACAGACATTTGGTACAGGAAAGGATAAGCCATGGTACTAGCCATTGAAGAAAACGCAGGCGCATACGCCATCTGCACTACCTACGGCAATTTTGCAGTTGCCGACTTGGTGGGCGGAGAGCTTACCGAGGCTGATGTGCGCGAGGCGAACAAGATGACTGGCGACGCTATCCCTGCCGACTATGTGCCGCGCCAGAAGAAGTACGTCGAAGAGGTGCGCAAAGTGCCGGTGATGGAGACTGTGCAGGAGCAATTCACCACAGTTGGGATTGTGGACGGCGTGGCCGTGCAGACCGTTGCGACACGGACAGTTGAGCGTCAGGCTTATGACGAGTACCCGCTATTCGGCGCTGACGGCCTCGCCATCATGGAAGAGGTGGACGGGGTGGTGGTGCCGAAGGTGTTCCGCAAGCTGCGCTTCGTGGAAGAGACTGTGATGGTAGAGGTGACGGAATGACCGCGCTGCTCATCACGCTCTGGCTGGCATGTGTGGCTGTGGCATATGCTATCTGGTGGACGTTCAGCAGCATGGATAAAGACCTAGAAGGCTATTAATGAGCCACCTCGCCCACATCTTCGCCGCCTTCTCGCAGCTATGCAATGCGCTGATCGGCGGCCACTCGAACGAATCTATCTCGGGCCGTAGCTACCGTGAAGGATGGGCGCTTGCAACAATAATCAACGCAGTGTTCTTCTGGCAGTCGAGCCACTGCCGAGGCGCGCACCATAAAGACGTTGAGTGGGCGAAAGAATTTTCTAAACTGTAACAAGGGGAGCAACACTGTGGACGCGCAAATGATAATCAATATCCTGCTCGGTCTGAGCGCATTCTTCGGCGGCATATGGGTCAGAGGTATCGCTGACTCTATGAAGGAATTGAAAAAGACCGATTCTGAGCTTGCGGAAAAGGTGCAGAAGATCGAGGTGCTGGTGGCGGGCGATTACGTCAAGCGCGAAGAGATGGAAAAGCTCGGGGATGCGTTGTTCAAGAAGCTCGATAGGATTGAATCGAAGCTGGATGGGAAGGTGGACAAATGATTACCCTCCTACAATACTTCGGCGACAAGAAACACCCGATCGACCATCTAGCAAACGCGAACATCACGCTCGCCCAAGTGAACCTATGCCTCGACAAAGCCAAACAGGACGGATGCTATGCAGACTGGATCGACCCCGACACAAATACTCAAATCAGCGGCTCTAAAGGTGGTTCAGGTGATGGCGGTTATCGCACTGCTGATAGCCGCACTGGTGGCCCTTCCTCCTCTCATCGTAGCGCAAGAGGTGTGGATATTTTTGACCCGAATCGAACGCTGGCACAATGGTGCGTTCACAACACGCAGACGTTGGCGGATTTAGGATTGTGGTGCGAGGATTTTCGCTATACGCCTGGATGGTGTCACTTCCAGACCATCCCGCCGAAGTCTGGAACGCGCGTCTATGTTCCGTATGTCGGGCCGCCGTTAGCGCCCGCGTTGGACGGCCAGAAGCCGCTACCTTTTACAGTGAAGTGAGGACGATATGAAAGACCTGATCACAGACTCAGGAACAGGCCAGCTCTCGCATACGAAGATATGGGCGAACGTGGCATACGCCTCGGCTACGGTAGGCTTCCTGTACGCTGTCTACAAAGGCACTGCAACCTCGGACATATGGTTCGTGTACCTTGGTATCGTTGGCGCTTCTGCAACGGCTAGTAAGCTGTTGTCGCTGAAATTTGGGAGCAAGAAAGAATGAACCCCTACGCCATCCTCGCCGCTCTCGCTCTGTGCGCCGTGCTTACCGCGTCGGCGTATTTCAAAGGCGCGTCTGATAACGAAGCCGACCACGTTGAGGCCGAACGTAACTCACTGCTTGCCTACGCATCCCGCATATCTGAAGGAGTCGAACAACATGACAAAGACCGTCAAACTATTGCTGATCTCAAGCGTACTGCTGACAAGCTGCGCGTCCACATCCCAACCTGTCCCGCCAAAGATTCAGACGGAGCAGCCGGGCTACTTTCAAACCGAGTGGATGAAGAGTTTGGAAAGCTTCAAGCGCGGGCTGGCGAACTTTTCGAGCGATGTGACCGACTGAACATCGACGCTATCCGGCTCAACACGATGCTTGAATAATGTACGTCAAATGCCACAAGTGCGGAGTGTGGCAGAAGCGAGATAGGGTGTGCTTTTGGTGTGGGGCTAGATGTCATCATCTGGCGCAGTCATCTTCCAAAGATACCACGCCGCCCATAGCAGCCCTGCGATGCAGCAGGCCAGTATCCAGTAGCGGTCGAAGTCGCTCACAGTAGCGATACCAGAAGCACGATGCAACTGCCCCAGAAGCACGCCGCCTGTAGGCGCATACGGCCTGCACATTTATGTGCGTTAGTGTAGTCCTCCGCTGCCACATGAAAGTCCTCCTCCATGCTTGTTGCTACCAGCGCCACTGTAGACGCGCCAACGGCTACTATTGATACGGCGGTTATCATCTCTCATCCCTCCTTCTGTTGGCGGAGCTCGTCCGCGTAATCCTGCGCCGTACTCAATTCATCAATATGCGCACCGTCAGCTTCCATCCTGCGTTTCAGCTCATCTACGGCCTCAGCCTGCTTCTCCCGTAGCCACTGCGGGTCGTACTCGGATGAGAGCGCTTGACGGCAAGCCATGCACGCGGAGTGTATGGCGGCGTTGTAGTCTGCTCCTACTTGGGTGACGAACGCAGTCTCAGCCTTAGTGCAGGCACCCACCAGACGCGCTACTCGTAGCTGTAGGGCTTCGATTTTCTTGCGAAGTATCTGACCTCCTTTGAGATGCTCGGCGGTAAGTACATCTATTGACTTTCGTGCAGCTGCCAGCTTCTGTTTCAGCTCTGCGTTCTCGGTAGCAAGGTGGTCTGCACAATTCTTCCAGCCAGCATCATGCCCAGCCTCGAATACTTTGCGTCTGTCAGCATTGTCGATTTGTGGCCGCGCCTCCATATGAGCATCAAGACTTGAGATTCTGTGCGCTTCCATCAGTGCGCGTTCATGCTCTGTCATTTTCTATCCCCCTTCCTTGTTAGCCTGTGGTGGTAGCACATACGGTGACTTCCCCCAAGTATATGAACTCTGCTCAGGCTCTTTAGTCTGTGGTGGTGGTAGTGGGCGAGGGATGAATGCGCGCAGTTTGTCTATGCGCAACCGTATTTGCCTAGTCACCTCTGGTGCTGTTGCTCCGAACGTGTCAAGGTCTATTAGTCGCAGTACTTCTACAAAGGCTGCTTGTAAGTCAACAGGTTTCAGCTCACTCATCTCCAACTGCTTCGCGTCCTTGCCAGCTTGGAAT